CTCATATCGCAAGATCCCATTGGTAACTTACATCTTTGGGAGAATGTAGAAGAACCTTGGCAGTTCCTAGCAGCAGCTGAGGAGTACTATCATTGTGTCGTAGTTGCCGATAGGCAGTTCACACGACTGATGGTTGCTACAGATGCTACTTGCTCAGGATTACAAATCCTAGCAGGGTTGGCTAGAGATAAATCAACTGCACGTCTTGTGAATGTCTTGCCTGGTGATAAGCCACAAGATGCTTACAAGGTAGTTGCAGAGACTGCTGCACCTTACTGTCCTGAATCTATCCAGCCTTACATGGATAGGAAGACAGTTAAGCGTGTCGTGATGACTGTCCCTTACAATGCCAAACCTTTCTCTAATCGTGGGTACATCAGAGACGCACTCAAAGAAAAAGGTGTAGAGATCAGCAAGGAAGACCTAACCAAGACAGTTAAGGCTGTACGCAATGCCATGGATGTTGTCGTACCTGGTCCTATGGCTGTTATGTCTTGGATTGAACAAGAGGTTGCTAATGCAATCAAAGCTGGTAAGGAGTATCTTCAATGGACGACACCATCTGGTTTTGTTGTCCATCAAAAGTTAAACAAGAAGCTGGTTGTCTCCATTGAGTTACAACTTTTGGGTCGTTGTAAGATGCAGGTCGCAGTTGACGATTCTGATGAGGTTGATCTCAACCATCACAAGAATGCAACAGCTCCTAATCTGATCCACAGTCTTGATGCTAGCCTGCTACACTTGAGTGTCTTACGCTTTGACGCACCCATTGCTCTCATCCATGATTCCGTGTTATGTAGAGCTACTGACATGTCTTCACTGTCTAGCATTGTACGACAAACCTACATGCACCTGTTTGCAGAGCATGATTATCTAAAAGACTTTGCTTCACACATTGGAGCAGAGACTGACCCACCGATTGTCGGAGACCTTGAACCGGAATCCGTAATCGAATCTACCTACTTTTTTTGTTAATGGCACAATCCATCCACGTTACCCAACAGCCTGTTGTCCTTGAAGGCTACCAAGCTGTACTGAAGCCAAGTAAGTTTGGCTATTCATTGTCTGCTCTTGTCGATCAATCTCTGGTTGAGAAACTGGAAGAGGATCGAGTTGATTCCCTTAAGTGGGCTGAGTCTAAACTGAAGAACCCGAAGCGTTCCACCCTTAAACCTGAACCCTGGGAGGAAGTGTCTGATGGAAAGTACAAAGTTAAGTTCAGCTGGAATGAGGAAACTAAACCACCTGTCGTTGATACAGAAGGAACACCTATTGCTGACCCCAACACGCCGATCTACAGTGGATCTACGGTCAAGCTTGCCTTCCGTCAGAAGCCATACATCCTCCGTGATGGTGTCACCTATGGTACAAGTCTCAAGCTTGTCGGTATCCAAGTGGTTACGGTTGGATCTGCTGCTGGTGTTGATACAGGCGATCTTGGTGAAACTGAAGTGGCAGCTCTCTTTGGTCAAACAAAGGGTTACAAGACTTCTGAACCGAACATCACTGCCGCACCTGAAGTAGAGGAAGATGATTTCTAATGGCTAAGTACCGTTCAGGTCTTGAAGAGAAGGTTGCTGATCTTCTCTCAAGCTTGAAGGTACCTTTTGAGTACGAGTCAACCAAAGTTCCTTACATTCTTCAATGCAACTACACACCCGACTTTCTTTTACCGAATGGTGTCTACTTAGAAACAAAGGGACGCCTGACGGAGGAAGACCGAAGGAAGATGATCGCAGTGAAGAAAGCGAATCCCGACTTAGATATTCGATTCGTCTTTCAAGCACCCTATAACAAGATCTACAAAGGATCTAAGACTACTTATGCGAAGTGGTGTGAAAAACACGGCTTCCAATACTGTTCATTTCACTCCATCCCAATCGAATGGCTAACTTGACTTACGGCACACCTGAGTTCTATGCTGAAGGCTTCAGTGATTACCTTGCTGATGTTGATGCTGACCGACCCGATACTGTAGACAACCTTATTGAAGGTTTCTACCGCGCACTTGATTCCTGGTTCGACTATCACGATGCACAAGCACGAGCATATGCAGACCTCCGAAAGCGAGTTCGTCAGGCACTTACCGTGTGATAGTTGCGGCAGTAGTGATGCAAACAGTTTATACACTGACGGGCATACCTACTGCTTTTCTTGTAATACTTACGGACACACTGAAGAAGATGTTGTTCACACTCACAACAAAATGTCATTCACCTTGCAAGGTGTAGCTACTAGACTACAGAAACGAAACATCTCTGAGAAAGTATGCCAACAGTATAAGATCTACCGTGATGGTGATCTACTCAGGTTCCATTACTATGATGAGACTGGCATCCTGATTGGATGTAAGACTAAGACCAAAGACAAAGACTTCCGTTATGAAGGACAACCACCTACCTGTCTCTTTGGACAACATTTGTTTCCCGCCACTGGAAAACGAGTCGTCATTACAGAAGGCGAACTCGATGCAGCTTCATGTAGTGAGGCTATGCCGGGGTGGCCGATGGTATCTTTACCTAGCGGTGCCGCAGCGGCCAAGAAGTCGATTCAACGGGCTATCCCCTGGCTCCAGGGTTATGAAGAGATTGTCCTGTTCTTCGACAATGACGATGCAGGCCGTAAGGCAGCGGAGGAAGCGGCAGGGATCTTACCACCTGGCAAGACAAAGATCGCAAGACTTGAGAACTACAAGGATGCGTCAGACGCTCTCCAGGTCAATGACTCTGAGGCGATTCGTCGAGCTATTTGGAACGCGAAGCCTTACCGTCCAGATGGAATCGTAGATGGTAAATCACTCCTAGATTTAGTTACAACACCCACCCTACCTGCTGATCATGACTATCCATTTCAAGGAATCCAAAGCAAACTACACGGGATCAGGTTTGGAGAACTTGTTACAATCACTGCTGGATCTGGTATCGGGAAATCCAGCTTCTGTCGTGAACTCGCAACTCACCTGTTACGTAAAGGCGAACGGGTCGGTTACCTGGCTCTTGAGGAATCCAACCGTCGTACAGCTCTCGGACTGATGTCCGCTGCTATTGGTAAATCACTACACATTGGAGAACATGACCGAGCTACTCTCACCCAAGCATATCAAGACACTCTTGCTCAGTGGAATCTTTTTCTTTTCGACGGCTTTGGTTCTTTTGATCCTGATCTCATCTACAACCGAATTGAGTACCTGGCAACGGGTCTTGATACAAGGGTAATTTTCCTAGATCACCTCTCTATTCTGTTAAGTGGTCTTGATGGTGATGAGCGTCGGATGATTGATACCACCATGACACGGCTGCGTTCTCTTGTGGAGCGTACAGGTATCGCATTGTTCCTTGTCTCACACTTACGGAGAACATCTAGTGACCAAAACCATGAAGAGGGTGCCCGCGTCACTTTGGGGCAGTTGCGAGGATCTGCAGCCATTGCTCAACTCTCTGACGGAGTTATTGCACTCGAAAGAGACCAGCAGAGCACATCTGGTGGAAGTGACACAACTGTGCGAGTCCTTAAGAATCGCTATTCTGGCGAGGTTGGCGTCGCGTGCAATCTAAAGTACGATCTTGACACCTGTAAATTTACTGAAACACAATCCACCGATGACTTCGACCCGACGACAGATTTCTGAAATTGTTGATTACTATGCTGAATTGGAAGCACAAAGTACTTCACGCAAAGCAGTGTTTCACAGTCCATTGAAGCGGCCCAACCCCCCTACTCCTGAAGCTGTAGCCAAAGCACAATTTGTAGACAAAACATATGTCTGGAAAGAGACTGCTCCAAAGGCTCAACCTTCTTGAGTTGATGATCTTCATCACAAACCTATTTATTGTTGCTGGAGTAATTCGTCACTGGAATGACGCTAATCTTTGACTTAGAAACAAACGGTCTCCTACATGATGTTACCCGCATCCACTGCCTTGGTATCTATGATGCAGAGACTGATCAAACCCTTGTCTACAATGATGAAGGGGATACTGAACCACTTACAAGAGGCATTCAACGTCTTGAAGACGCAGATCTTATTGTGGGTCATAACATTATCAATTACGATATTCCTGTTATCCGTAAGCTCTATCCTTGGTTTCAAAACATGGGTAGGGTTCTGGATACTTTGGTCCTTAGCCGTGTTTGTCACGCTGATATTCTGAAGACAGATCAGAAACGTAAGTGGAAACATATGCCACTGCAGTTATATGGTCGTCATTCACTTGAGGCGTATGGTTACCGACTAGGTGAGTACAAAGGCTCCTTCGGTAAGGATACCGACTGGCAAGAGTGGAGCCAGGAGATGCAGGATTACATGGTACAAGACGTTGTTGTTACGACTAAACTTTGGAAACACTTTCAACCATTCCTGAATGGATCACGTTAGAACATGACGTTGCAAAGATCCTCACGGAACAAGAATTATATGGATGGTACTTTGATGAGCCTGCTGCACGGGAACTTGCACAAGCTCTCTATTCCGAGCTTGCTGATCTTAATCAGTTACTACGGGAGCGGTACCCTTACGTTGCTGGACCGGAGTTTACTCCTAAGCGACCTAACAAAACACAAGGATACATCACCGGAGCTACTTTCACTAGACTGAAGGAGTTCAATCCTACAAGCCGTGAGCACATTGCTTGGGTGATGCGGACACACCATAACTGGGAACCTGAGAAAACTACCAACACTGGTAAAGCAGTGATTGATGAGACAGTTCTCAAAGACATAGGCACAGAGGAAGCTCTGCAGTTCTTATGTTGCTTTGAGACAACCAAAAAGCTTGGTATGTTGTCTGAAGGCAACAACGCTTGGCTGAAACTAGTACGAAACAATCGTATCCATCACCACTGTTCTGTAGCTACGAACACATTTAGATGTGCTCACAGAAACCCAAATCTTGCACAGGTACCAAGTGATCTTGAATTTAGAAAACTATTCCGTGCTAGTCCTAACCATGTCATGGTTGGTGCTGATCTCGCAGGCATTGAACTTAGAATGCTCGCACACTATCTGGCTCGATATGATGGAGGCAGGTACGGAGACGTACTTCTCAACGGTGACATACACCAAGAGAATGCGGACAAGATTGGAATCTCACGCCGTCTAGTGAAGACTGTAACCTATGCGTTTTTGTATGGAGCAGGTGATCAAAAAATCGGACTATCTTACGATGCACAATTATCTCCCAAGGATGCCAAAGCTAAAGGTGCCGAGATACGTCAAGCTTACATGGATGCAATTCCTGGACTTGAGAAACTGGTTACTGCGGTTAAGTCCAAGGCGGAATCTGGTTACATCAACTTGTGTGACGGTCGCCGCTGCGCTGTTGATGGTAGCCACAAAGCCCTTAACTACCTTCTCCAAGGGAGCGCAGGTATTGTAGCAAAACAATGGATGGTTCACACTCATAATGTAATCAAACAGTGTGAAATCAAAGCACATCAACTAGCATTCATCCATGATGAGTTGCAGTTTGAATGCCCACCTGAATATGCAGACACACTATCATCAGCCCTCACTATCTCTGCCCTTACAGCAGGAGAACACTACAACCTCAGAGCCCCAATCGCAGCAGAAGCCAAGGTTGGAAACAACTGGGCAGAAGTCCACTAAAGTTTGTAGAGTTTGTAACCAGGAGAAACCTTATTCTGAGTTTTATAAAAAAAGGGGTAATTTAGATCGTCATGATACCCGCTGTAAACAGTGTAAAAAAGAGTACGATATAGCTTTGAATAAAGTTAAAGCTACAGCACCGCCTAAACCATCTGCATGTGCCTGTTGCAACAAACAAACTCCGAATCTTGTAGTAGACCACTGTCACAAATCAAATGTTTTTAGAGGTTGGATTTGTGTACCGTGTAATCTTTCCATTGGTAGACTAGGTGACAACGTTGAGGGAGTACAAAAAGCACTAACTTATTTAATTAACGCATTTAATGGCAACCAAATCTAAAACAGCACTGGGACGTGTTGAATTCCAGTCCCGTGCAAAATACAAGCACACCCACCAAGGCAACGGCACTCGCAGTCTCCCTAAGCGTGGGCGTAAGCTCAAGCGGGGACAAGGTAAGTGAGCCTACTAATCGACTGTGACTATATTGTCTACAAATGTGCAGCCGCCACTGAAACAGAGATTGACTTCGGAGAAGATCTCATCGTCGTCACATCCAACTTCTCCGATGCCTATAGCTACGTCGAACGTGAACTCTATAGCATCGCTTCTGACCTTGGATGTTTTGATGATTCTATTCTGTTCTTTTCTGATAGTATCAATTTCCGTAAATCTATTGACCCAGCTTATAAAGGACACCGCAACCGAAAGAAGCCGTGTGGTTACAAAAGGATCATCAACAAGCTCAAGGAAGACTACAACGTTGTTGTGATGCCTAAGTTAGAAGCTGATGATGCTATGGGTATCTACGCTACCAAGGAACCTGGACATATCATCTGCTCACCTGATAAGGATATGAGGCAGATCCCTGGTAATCTCTTCGACCTTAAAGAAGGTGTGATTGAGATTACTAAAGAAGAAGGTGATCGTTGGCACCTCATCCAAACCATGGCAGGTGATCAAACAGATGGCTATGCAGGTGTCCCTGGAATTGGAATCAAAAGAGCAGCAGCACTTCTAGATGAACACGGTGATAACTGGAAGACTGTCGTAGATGCTTTCGCTGAAAAGGGTCTCGATGAGTCAGTTGCATTACAGAATGCACGACTAGCAAAGATCCTTCAATGTGAAGACTATGATTTCACCAATCAAGAACCAAGACTTTGGAATCCCAGCTCCAGTGTTGGAGTTGACGATGGAGCAACAATTCAAGATGAAACAGATTGAGGATGCTCTACGCAACCCTGAATCTAAAAAGGAAGATATCATCACGATCTTCCTAGCACTACAGCGCCAATGCTTTGTGCTTGGCAATTCAATGTCCAACCTAGTTAAGAAATGGCCAACTCCAATTCCACCGGACCCCGCTACTACAAGCGAGGGTCAATTCAAGTTTGGGACTTCATACGAGACCAAGACCTGAACTTCCATCTTGGGAATGCCATCAAATACATCTGCCGTGCTGGACACAAAGGTGTTGACGGTAGAAGTCTACAAGACGCATACATCCAAGATCTTACTAAAGCAATCCACTATCTACAAAATGAGCTTGAAAGCCAAATCATTTCTCAGCGTCCAAGCAAAAGAGTTCAGGAAAAGTTTCCAGGTCAGGAACAGTACGAGTCCAGCTTCACGGACTATGCAACGGAGTTTGATCGTTGAGGAGTTCAAAGAGTTCCTAGACTCTGAGAATCAACTCATCATGGGTCTCCGTGTTAATGCAACTGAGTGCCTGAAAGAACTAGCTGATCTTGTTTATGTCTGCTATCAATATGCAGAAAACCTTGGTTGGGATCTTGATGAAGCACTCAACCGTGTCCACCAAAGCAACATGAGTAAGCTTGATGAGGATGGGCAACCTATTCGCCGTGAAGACGGTAAGGTTCTAAAAGGACCGAACTACAAAGAACCCACACTTACTGATCTCGTTTAATAATGTCTAAACCCACCAAAGAACTGATCGCTCGTACTGGGCGTGTTGAATCTTGGATCAATGACCCAACCTCTCGCTTGCCTGTCTCCTGTACCGTCTTCGTTGTTGAAGACACAATGGAAGGACCAAATGGTATCGAAGCATCCTGGCGTTTTGTTTCCCACGCTCTCCGCTACGGAGCTGGCGTGGCTATCCATCTATCCAAGCTCCGACCCAAAGGAGCTGAAAATGGCAAGGGACTTGTGGCTAGCGGCCCAGTATCCTTTGCAAAGATCTACTCCACACTCAACGAAATCTTGAGGCGTGGGGGAGTTTACAAGAATGGCGCTGTTGTATGTCATCTTGATCTTAGTCATCCAGATGTACTTGAGTTTATTACTGCTAGCCGGTCTGAGCTTCCTTGGGTTAAGCGTTGTGTTAACATTAACCCACGTTGGTGGGAACTCGCAGACCAAGAAGTGAAAGATGCCCTGCTTGAAGGTATCAAGCGTGGTGACATTTGGCTCAACAAAACTAAAGTTGATAAAAATGGAAATCGAATCCGGGGTAACGTATGCTTGGAAGTGTACCTGCCCTCAAGGGGTACCTGTCTACTTCAACATGTTAACCTCGGCCAGTGCGAACTCGATGACATTCAAAGTGCGTTTGTTAACGGAATGTCCGAATTGTGCTCACTACACGGCAAAACAAATGTTGGCGCAAGCGGAGAATACCTCCCTCCAGAGACTGATCGCCAAGTCGGTCTCGGAATGCTGGGGCTCGCCAACCTTCTCCGACAAAGTGGAGTAACTTATAAGCAGTTTGGGGAAGCATTAACTGAGATCAATAGTGGTCTTAAGTATGAATGCACACCAGCTACTATCATTGCCGAGGAGATTGCTGCTGGCATCAAAGCAGCTGCTCAGGTAGCACGATTCAACAACATGGATCGAGCCTTTGCTATTGCTCCTACTGCTAGCTGCAGTTATCGTTATACTGATCTCGATGGGTACACTACCTGCCCTGAGATCGCTCCTCCCATTGCCCGTCAAGTAGACCGTGATAGCGGTACATTTGGCGTCCAGAGCTTCGACTACGGTCCTGTTGAGATCGCATCTGAAGTTGGCTGGGAAGATTACAAAGCAGTATGTGATGGTATCATTACCCTGCTAGATAAGACTGGATTGTTGCATGGTTATTCATTCAACAGTTGGTCAGATGTGGTTACCTATGATGAGCAATTCATCGAAGATTGGTTGGCAAGTCCACAGACTTCTCTTTACTACTCGCTTCAGGTAATGGGCGACGTTCAAGATAAGTCTGATGCTTATGCAGCGTTGGACGAAGGTGACGTTGACGCATACCTGGAGTCTCTTCTAAATGATCCTGCTCCAGATTGTAATTGCGGCGAATGAACCCCTATCAAAAACTACTAAATCGTAAACGTACATGGACTCCTGTCCAAACAACTGCTGGTAAACTAGTCGAAGGTGCGGAAGAAGCTATCTACCGTGCCTTGGCTATCCGGCATATGGAACTACCTGTTGGTGACTTTATCAAGGATGCTCTCAAAAATGAAGTACCGGAAGTGGCAAGGGACATTCTTCTGTCCAATATCAAGGACGAAGAGAATCATGACCTTGCACTCGGTTACATCGCCAATGCTATCGGTGTTGATGAAGAAGCTGAAGCAGAGGCAAAGAAAATACGAGACGCCTGGATTGCTCATCCGGATCACACAATCCTCAAAGCACTTGTTGCCGAGCGTGCAATTTTCTTTGTGCTCCTCCCATTCTTCCGATTTAACGGTGATGCTGGATTGCGAACAGTAAGTGCTGACATTAGCAGAGATGAACAAGTTCATGTTGCTACCAATAGCCTTGTTTGTCGTGAGTTGGGGCTTGATATCAGTCCTTCTCTTGATAAACTGCGTAAGGCAACTATCAACTGGGTAATGCAACCACTAGGTAATAATACCCAGTCCAAATATTTAAACAAAAAATTTTGGCTGGATTCCAGTGATAACCTGATGTATCAAGGAAAAGCACCTGAGCTTTCTGACACACGTCGGGCACGAATGCCTGCCTTCTTTGAACATGCAAACCCCAACCTCCCACAATATGCTTAGCCTGCTGGAGACAACAGGCATTCAGCTCAGCTCACTCATCGCTGAATTAGATGAGAACTTTCCACCACTTAATCCCCACCCGGATGACTCACACTCACAAATAATGTACCGCTCCGGCCAACGTTCAGTTGTGGAGTGGATTCAACATCAACTTAACGAAAAGAACAATGAGCCTTAACAGATTTGTTGACACTGCTGCTGGAGGTACAAAAGGTACCTTAGGACTTGCTGCTGTTAAAAAAGCATTAGCCGGTGGCATGAGTAAAAATGATCTCAAACGCAAAGCAGAAAAACAAGGGATCAAATTTGGTGCAGCAGCCAAAGACTTCCTGAATAATCCGGGTGGTTTTGGGGCTACTGTAAAAAAGGCAGCCAAGGATCAAGTTATCTCCGAAGAGGAGGTTAAAAAAATCATGAAGATCGCCCCAACTGCTGCTAAAGCAGTTAACCAAATTGCTAAGTCTGGGGCAACTCTAAGGACAAGTGCTTCTAATTATATAGTAGAGCAAGCTAGGGCTAACCCTTCAACTCCGCGCAACCCTAATAAACCAGTTCTTGGTACCAGTAAATTAGGTAAAACTCTTGGTAGGATGGCAGGAGTTCCTGGTTATAAGCCTACAAGCTCTGCTCGAAACCTATTTATCAAAGGTGAAAAACTTGATTCAAAGGGGCGTATCGTTACTGGCCGACCTATACAAGTTGTAACTTCTGGTGGCGGTGATACTACCACTCCTCCTGGTGGCGGTGATACTACCACTCCTCCTGGTCTAACAGAAATCGATAAGTATTTCGGTGACTTAGATTTGAGTTCAATCTTTGATCAACAGACTCAAGACGACGCCTTCTTAAATGCAATTAGTGGTCTGGGTGATTCATTCATCACTGCTATGGGTGGTTACCAGCAAAATATGGGCGACCTGTTCTCCTCTGCTATGGGTAGTTACCAGCAAAATATATCAGACCAAATGGCTCTGATGAATCAATTTGCTGCACCTCAACCGACGGAACGTTTCTTCGGTGCTGGTCAGAACTATTACATGGATGCTATCCGAGCTGCTCAACGTAACCGCCAACGCCGTTCAGGTTATCTACGTGGTGGTATGGGTATTGGTGGGCAGTCTGGTGTAACTACTGGCGCACCAACCTCCGGCCTCAACATTGGATCTGCTCTCGGCATTCTTGGAGGAGTGACTGGCTAATGTCTGCTAAACAACGGTATGATTTCCTTACTGGTGACCGCAACCAATATCTCACCGTAGGTCGTAGAGCTTCGGACCTAACACTCCCTTATCTGATTCGTGATGATGATGACTTCACCAAACAAGCACAGCCACTACCATCTCCTTGGCAATCGGTTGGTGCTAAAGGTGTAGTCACCTTGTCTTCTAAACTAATGCTTGCTTTGCTTCCCCCACAGACTAGCTTCTTTAAGCTACAGGTGGATGAATCAATGCTTGGTGAAAATACAGCAGCAATTAAATCCGAACTTGATCTAGCTTTTGCTAAGATTGAACGGACTATCATGGAAGCTATTGCAGCCAGTGATGATCGTGTTGTTGTACACCAAGCTCTTAAGCATCTAGTTGTTGCAGGCAACGCACTACTCTTTATGGGTAAAGATGGTCTACGTTTGTATCCTCTCAACCGCTACGTTGTAGATAGAGATGGTGACGGTAATGTAATTGAAATTGTAACCAAGGAACGAATCTCCAAACAACTACTGGGAGATCTCATTCCTGATGAACCTAAACCTAATACACCTGGTAATGATGAGCATGATGCTTATCGTGATGAGGTGGATGTATACACCCATGTCAAACGAGACAACAATAGGTACGTTTGGCATCAAGAAGTATACGATAAAATTCTTCCCAAGTCTTTTGGTAAAGCACCTGTTGATGCCTCACCTTGGATTGCTCTACGTTTCAATTCTGTAGATGGTGAATGCTATGGACGTGGTAGAGTAGAAGAGTTTCTTGGAGACCTTAAGTCTCTTGAAGCTTTGACTCAAGCTCTTGTTGAGGGCTCAGCTGCTGCAGCAAAAGTTGTGTTTGTTGTGTCTCCATCTAGTACAACTAAACCTGCAACACTTGCAGCTGCTGGTAACGGTGCTATCGTTCAAGGACGACCTGATGACATTGGTGTTATTCAAGTAGGAAAGACTGCTGACTTTAGAACTGCTTATGAAATGTCCGCTCAACTTGAGCGTAGACTTTCTGAAGCATTCCTTATTATGAATGTGCGTAACTCTGAACGTACTACAGCAGAAGAAGTCCGAATGACTCAACTTGAATTGGAAGCCCAATTGGGTGGCCTATTCTCTATGTTGACTGTTGACTTCTTAGTTCCTTACTTAAATCGTAAACTGTCTGTCTATCAAAAGACTGGAGAAATCCCACGTATTCCTAAGGGAATCGTGAAACCTACTATTGTTGCTGGTATCAATGCTATTGGTCGTGGACAGGATCGAGAAAGCCTCGGGCAATTCTTGATGACTATTGCACAGACCATGGGTCCAGAAGCAATTCAAACCTTTGTAAATCCTGAGGAAGTTATCAAGCGTCTGGCTGCTGCACAAGGTATTGATGTTCTTAACTTGGTTCGTAGTATGCAAGATGTTCAAGCAGAGCAAGCTGCAGCAATGCAACAGCAACAACAACTTGAGTTGACTAAGCAAGCTGGTCAATTGGCATCTGCTCCTATTAACGACCCATCTAAAAATCCACAACTAAATGGACAACAACCCACCCAAGAAGCGCAGCCGCAGCAAGGCTGAACCTAAGGCTACTACACCTAATGTAGAAGTTAGTCGTCCAAACAAATATGCTCCCAAAGCACGTATTGGTAAAGCTACTGTAGGACGACCTACTGGTTATGTAGAGACTGTAGGTCTAGGTAAGCTCAAAGTAATCCACGCCACCAACACTAATGACAACCCTAACGTACAACCCGAATGAAGTTCCTGAAGGTGAACTGACTGCTGAAGAGCAAGACTCTTTGGCTGTAGGAGAGAAAGCTTTTGCTGATCAACAAGAACTGTTGGCTGGTAAGTTCCGTGATGCTGAAGAACTAGAAAAGGCATACATTGAACTACAGAAAAAGTTTGGCTCCCGTTCCAATGAACAGGATACTGCTCAAGAAGAAACTACCGATGAAGCTGAAGAGGTGGTAGAGGAAGAGGAAACCTCTGAGTCTAATATCCTTGAAGCTTTATGGGAACAAGGTTTGGAAGGTAAGTTTGAGGAAGACACTCTTAAAGAGTTGTCTAACCTTAGCTCTGCAGACCTTGCTAAGATGTATTTAGAGTATCGTGCTGAAGCAGAAAGGAACTCTACTCCTGCTACAGATGATGTGACAGATAGTGATCTCACTGAACTCCGCCAGATTGTTGGTGGTGATGATGAGTATGGCTCAATGTTGAGTTGGGCTTCAGAAAATCTTTCTCCAGAAGAGATTGATCGCTATGATGCAGTGATGGAGAATGGTGATAAAAACGCCATGTCCTTTGCTGTTGAAGCTTTGTTCAATCGTTATCAAGATGCAGTAGGTGTAGAAGGTCAGCTATTGACTGGCAAGGCTACAGCTAACACTAAAGATGTGTTCCGTTCTCAAGCTGAAGTTGTTCGTGCTATGAGTGACCCACGCTATGATAATGATCCTGCATATCGTCAGGATGTTTTTGCTAAACTTGAGAGGTCTAATCTTGATTACCAGTAACGAATACAACCAACAAAACATCTTCGCTAAAGAACCCACCATGTACACTGACAAAGATTACACTGTGCCCCACAACGAACGTGCTGAACTCCTCAATGGTCGCCTTGCTATGCTTGGTTTCGTGGCTGCTATTGGCGCTTATGTAATGACTGGACAAATTATCCCTGGAGTATTCTAATCATGTCTTGCGGAAAGAAAGGCCACAAAGGTGGCGGCGGTAAGAAAAAGTAGAATTGCCAAATCCGTCAATACTGCGAGTGTATTGGCGGATCAGTAGGAGTAATCAATATTAAAGTTCTTCGCTTTATTATTATGATTCCTGTTCTAACTACTCTATCGGTGATCGCTAGCTGGTATGGTCCTGGTTTCCATGGGAACCTTACTGCTAACGGTGAACGATATAATCAAAATGCCCTTACTGCTGCGCACAAGACACTACCCTTTGGAACACGACTTCGTGTATGTTTCAAACGGTGTGCCGTTGTTCGGGTAAATGATCGTGGTCCTTACATTCATGGTAGGAACATTGATCTAAGTAAAGGTGCGGCTGATGCTATCGGTCTCACTGGTTCTGGAGTTGGACGAGTCAAAGTAACACGTCTTAACTAACTACAATGGTTACTATTGCACAACCCCAAACTAAAAATCTTTGGGACGACTTCTGCGATTGGGTAACCAGTACAGATAACCGTCTTTATGTCGGCTGGTTTGGAACACTGATGATTCCGTGTCTCCTTGCTGCAGCCATTTGCTTTATCATCGCCTTCATTGCTGCACCTCCGGTGGACATTGATGGCATTCGTGAGCCTGTTGCTGGCTCTCTTCTCTATGGAAACAACATCATATCGGGAGCCGTCGTTCCGAGCAGCAATGCCATCGGACTACACTTCTACCCAATTTGGGAAGCTAATTCACTTGATGAATGGCTCTACAACGGCGGTCCTTTCCAGCTTACCGTCTTCCACTTCCTCATTGGCATCTATGCTTACATGGGACGAGAGTGGGAACTTAGCTATCGACTAGGAATGAGGCCGTGGATTTGTGTCGCATATTCAGCTCCGGTGGCGGCAGCTACCGCTGTATTCCTTGTCTATCCCTTTGGCCAAGGAAGCTTCTCTGATGCTATGCCTTTGGGTATCTCGGGAACCTTCAACTACATGCTGGTGTTCCAGGCTGAACATAACATTCTTATGCACCCCTTCCATATGCTGGGAGTTGCAGGTGTTTTTGGTGGGTCTTTATTTAGCGCGATGCACGGCAGTTTGGTTACGTCTAGTCTTGTTCGTGAAACGACTGAGGAAGTATCTCAGAACTATGGATACAAGTTTGGTCAAGAAGAGGAGACGTATAACATCGTTGCCGCTCATGGCTATTTTGGACGTTTGATCTTCCAGTATGCATCTTTCAATAATAGCCGTAGCCTTCATTTCTTCCTTGCTGCTTGGCCTGTTATTGGTATCTGGTTTGCTGCTTTGGGCGTTTCGACCATGGCTTTTAATCTTAATGGTTTCAACTTTAACCAGAGCCTTCTCGATTCTCAAGGGCAAGTGATTAACACTTGGGCTGATGTACTCAACCGTGCTAACCTTGGATTTGAAGTAATGCACGAACGTAATGCTCATAACTTCCCTCTTGACCTTGCTACACACACCGCTCCGGTGATCGGCTAATGGCTAAGCGTGGTCTCTATGCGAACATCCACGCCAAGCGTAAGCGTATCGCTGCTGGTAGTGGTGAGAAGATGAGAAAGGCTGGAGCCAAAGGTGCTCCAACTGCTGCTCAATTTAAGAAGGCAGCTAAGACTGCTAAGAAGAAGTAAGCAACGTACGTTCATCCCTTTCGGGACGCATACCGCCTGAGCATGGAACGGGGCTCAGACACTTCTTTCCTTACAATGACACAAGTCGAATTGGATGCCCGTGTACGGGAGCAGAAAGCTGCTGACAAGGAGCAGAAGCTGAAGTATCGCGGCGTTGCTTACACACCTAAACAAAAATAAACTTTAATAAGGAATCTCTTATTAAAGGTTCCCCCTCCTATCTTTAATAGTGGGGCTGAAATCCACAGAGATGTGGTTGGAGTCAGGCACCTCAGAGTCGGACCTGGCTCCTATTGACTATTGGCCGGTTACGACCGACACCCTTTAGTCATGACGGTCTGGAGAGACAGACAATTTTCAAAAAACTTGAATGGCAATGAATACTGAAAATTCACTGCAATTCCTATGCGCATAGGGAGACTGTATAAAACAACTCTCTCTTTTCTATTGTGGCTAACACTCTTGTTACTTCGGTAGGCTCGATTAACAATACGAGTTCTACCCCTCTTGCTCTTGGTACTGCTTATGATACCAAGTATGCAACTTATCTGAAACTGTTTACTGGCGAAATGATGAAGGCGTATGAAAGCGCCACTATCGCTAAAGGTACTGTGATGAGCCGCTCTCTGCGTGGGGGCAAATCTGCACAGTTCATTTTCACTGGTCGTATGACGGCGGCTTATCATGAGCCCGGCACTCCGATCCTTGGTACTAACAGCCCTCCGGTGGCTGAGAAGACCATCGTGATGGATGATCTTCTGATCAGCTCTGCTTTCGTGTATGATCTGGATGAAACGCTTGCACATTATAGCCTGCGTTCTGAGATCTCTGCTAAGATCGGTCATGCTCTGGCTGAGGCTTATGATAAGAAGATCTTCCGTCAGATCGCTAAAGCTGCTCGTGAAGCTCACCCGATCACTGCTGCTCCTGGTCCTGAGCCCGGCGGTAGTGTGATCAACATTGGTGCTAATAAAGAGTATGATGCTCAAGCACTGGTTGATGCTTTCTTTGAAGCTGCCTCTATTCTCGATGAGAAGAACCTGCCTAAGCAAGGTCGTACCGCTGTGCTGTCCCCGCGTCAGTATTACGCTCTGATCTCTCAGGTTGATTCTAACATCCTGAACCGTGACTTTGGTGCTAGCCAAGGTAACCTGAACTCTGGCGAAGGTCTCTATGAGATCGCTGGTATCTCCATCAAGCGTTCCAACAACCTGCCTTTCCTGGCTGGTAACGTGGCTGCTGTGAATGGTGAGAACAACGACTACTCCGGTAACTTCACCAACCACTGCGGTCTGATCTATCAGAAGGATGCCGTGGGTGTGGTTGAGGCTATTGGTCCTCAGGTTCAAACCACTGGTTCTGATGTTCGTACCATGTACCAAGGTGATATCATCGTTGGTCGTCTGGCCATGGGTGCTGGTACCCTGAACCCCGCTGCTGCTATTGAGCTGCAAAATGTCTGATAAAGGAGGTACTAACTGATGACTGTTGCTTCGGGTACTTCTATTATTATTCAGGAACCTAATGGTGTGGGTCTTGTAAGTTCTGAAACTTTCAACCCGCCTCGTCCTGTTGAAGTTGGTCGTTCAGTGACTGGTGGTGTAGAAACCAAGTATGTCCTGACTTCGGCTGATGCAGACGGCAAACTCCCATATGCTGTTTGATTGAATTATGGCTAATCTTACTACTGCTGCTGGTAATAACGGTGCTGCTGGCACTGTTAATTTTGCTACCCGCACGATCACTGGTGCCCTTGGTACCACCTACTCTGACAACGGTACTCTGGCTGTCTCTGACAATCATGCTGTCCGTCGTTCTGTGGCTAAAACCGCTCAAGGTTTTGGCTCTGCTGTGAACGCTTCTACTGTGTTCTCTGAGACTCAAGGTTTCCGTACCGCTTATTCTGGTGTGGAAGCTGATTCTCCTGCTCTGGATGCAGCTCGCGTTGCTGCCTGAGTTATCTTTTGGGAGTCCTTCGGGGCTCCCTTTTTTCTTACTATACATATAACATTATTGTTATGTCATTTCACACCACTGGCTCTAAAACTGAGCTACAAGCTATTAACCAAATTTTGGCGTCAGTTGGTCAAGCGCCTGTGACCACTTTGGAGACTGAAACAGTAGAACGTGCTGACGGTTCTACCGTAACCATAGTAACCAACCCGGACGTTGCGATTGCTTATGATACCTTTCAAGAAGTATCTAGAGAAGTCCAGGCTGAAGGATGGACATTCAATAAAGAATATGATTTCCCACTAGCACCTGATGGTAACAAACATATTGCATTTCCTATCAATGCTTTACAAGTAGATATCTCCAACAATCCTGCATATACAGCTTATGCTTATATTGATCTGGTGAAGAAAGGTGGTTATCTTTATGACCGTCGTGCTCATACAGATGAGTGGGATGATTCTATCTACTGTGATATTGTATGGTGGAGAGAATGGACTGATCTCCCAGCTCCTATTCAAGACTACATTACAGCACGAGCTGCGACTATTGTAGCTAGTCGTATTGTCGGTGATAGCAACCAATATCAAATCCTTCAACAAAAAGAAGCGTACTGCAGAGCTATGGCTATTGAGTATGAATGTAATCAAGGTGATTACTCATACTTTGGTACGCCTAGGGAGGGATCTGCTTATCAATCCTTCCAACCGTTTAAAGCACTACAGAGGTGGTAATGGCAGCAATCACACAACAAATCGCTACCTTTCTTGGTGGTATTAGTACCCAAGAAGATATTAAGAAATCTCCAGGTCAGGTAGCTGAAATCCTTAACGGTTATCCCGACCCTACATTTGGTCTTGTTAAAAGAAATGGTAGTCAGTTTCTTACTACCCTAACTAATGCTGCAGGTTTAGATAACGGTTATTGGTTTAACATTAACCGAGATGATGATGAAAGCTACATTGGTGTAATCACTAACTCTGGTGATATTCGGATCTGGAATATGATTCCAACACTTAGTGGTAGTCAGTATGTCTGGACTGAAGCGACCATCACAGGTAAAAGCAATGCTGATGTTATCAGTTACCTGACAAGTACCAAAGCAGTAGATAGTATTCATGATGTAACTTATCTTGATCAGACTTATTTGATCAATAAGACAAAGACTGTTGCAATGCAACCCAAGACAAACTATACTCTTGGGACTCGTGGTACGGTTGTTGTTGCATTCATTGAACAAGGTAACTATACAATTTATTTGAATGGTACAGCCTGCACACATGCTATAGCAAGCAACGATACACTTGATCATGTTCTAACAACACTATCAACAGCTATCACTACCAATACCACAGGCTTTACTGTGGCTAAATATGGTAGCTCTCTGGAGATTACACATGCCTCACCTTTTACTTTGGAGGTAAAGGCGGGTGATAGTGGCCTAGCGTTGACTTCATATCAAGATGAAGTAACAAGTACCAGCCGCTTATCTTCTACTACCGTTAATGGTCGTAGGGTTAAGATCATTAACTCCATCAATGAACGTAATTCTTACTTTGTTCAATTCAAAGGTGTAAGTGGATCTACTACCAATGCTGGTACAGGTTATTGGGAAGAATCACTTGGTTGGGAAGATGATGGTGGTACAAACAAACTAGCTAGTGCTGGTTTTGATGCCACTACAATGCCATATAAGTTGATCAATACTGGCTTGAATACCTTTACCATCTCTCAAGAAACTTGGGCACCTCGTGCTACAGGTAATGACTACGGTAATCCAGTACCTTCTTTTGTCAATAAGACAATTAAGTTTGGTGTATTGAACAGTAACCGTTTGGCTTTCTTGTCACCCGACTCAGTTGTTATGAGTGTGGCAAAGGATTTCCCTAACTTTTTCTACACTAGTGCTCAAACAGTTACTGCTGCTGATCCTGTTGATGTAGATGTTTCTAGCTTTAGGGTTGGTACACTTCACTCTGCTGTATCTAGACCACAAGGTTTGATTCTGTTCAGTCAATTTGAACAGTTCTTGATGTATTCTGAAAGTGGTAACCTGACACCGTTTGACTCAATTATTCGTACAATTGGTCAATATGAAAGTGCTGCTGATGTACCTGTAAAGGATATGGGTAGTTATGTAAGCTTTGTCTCACGTACTCCTTTGTATTCTAAGGTCTTTGGTATGCAACCACGTGGTGGTAGTGAAACGCCAACGACTGTAGATATCAGCCAAGTTGTAGCTGAATACCTTCCTGTAGATATTACTAAGCTAGCAACAGATCCACAGAACTCTTTGCTTGCTACATACAGTGATACAACAAAATGTCTGTACCTGTATAAATTCTACAGTAATGGTGAGCAGCAATTGATGCAAGCCTGGTTTAAATGGGATCTACCTGGTTCTATTCAATTCATGGAAATCATTCAGAACGTGTTGTTCTTTGTAACGAAGAACGGTTCTGACTATCAACTTGGTATGGTGAGTATGGTGCAAACACCGTATCCAGTTAGTAGCCGTTTCCCGACGTTTGGTAACATTACTATGTCTACTGCACGTCTTGATTTCCTGTATCCAGCATCTATCGCTGGTACTATTACCTATAATCCGGTAACAAAACGATCTACCTTACCTACTCTTTATACACACATTGCTGGTAAACAACCTGTTGCAGTTACCATCCCAACAGTAACAACTGCTGCTCCAGTTGGTATTAACGAACTCTCTAAGCTGTTTATTTCACAACAAACCAACCAACCTAATGCTGGTTTTGTTATGGACATTGATCCTACTGATTGGTCAATTCCTGGTGATTGGACAGGTCAAGAAAGTAATCTTGCTATTGGTTATGAGTACACCTATGAAGTAGAATTACCCACTTATTTCTACGCTCCTGGTAATCAACCAAAAGATTGGAGTTCAATACTAACAATTGCTAGGATGAAGTTCAGTCTTGGTCTTAGTGGTCTTGTTGGATTCTATCAGAAGAAGTATGGTTCACCCGAATGGCGTCCTGTTCAATCAGTTCAGGAAGCAGATCGTTATATTGAAAGTAACGCACCATTAGTACAAAACACGGTAGTCACTGTGCCTATTCATCAACGTAACACTAGCTTCCAATTGAAAATTAACAGTACATCACCATTCCCTGTTACATTGAGTAGCATGACTTGGGAAGGTAACTATTCACCTCGTTATTATAGGAGGGCTTAAGGATGCCTGTACTTAAACTTGCTGAAATAGCATATAACTTTGTATCAGGTGCTGTCGGAGCAAACGCTCAAAACGAAGCTGCTAGACGAGAAGCTGAAGAAAGAACTCAAGCTGCTAAGGTTAATCGTCGCTATATAATGGAGATGCTTCGTAGGGATCGAAGATTCCTCAAAGAAGGGGTTAATATCCAACGCCAAAATATTGAGTCAGAATACGCTTACCGCGATCAAACCGCCTTGGATTCTTGGCGGTATCAAATGGGTATCCGGGCGTTTGATTACAACCAAGCCAAACGTGCGTATAACCTTCGACAAAAGACAGCCCTTCAACAGCTTGACTTCAATAACATTGCTCTAGATTTCTCCCTTCAAGATAATGCTAGATGGGAACAAGAGCAAAACCTTCAACTTGATTTCCAAGAGAAATCGACTATGTTGGAGTTCCAGTATGCCCAACGTGGTATTGCTCAAGACTTTATTGCTGCAGATGTTACAAGACAACAAGCTGCTGCAAGTGGTCAGATTGACCAACAAATTGCATATGTGCAAGGCTTGAAGCAAGCTGGTGAAGCCCAAGCCAAAGGTGGTATGGGTGTCAGTGCTGAAAAGGTAGCCGCTGCATCCATTGCAGAGACTGGATTGATGACTTCTCAAATCATCCAAAATGTAATGAATGCAGATAGGAACTTCGGTCTTACTGCTTCACAACTTGGTACTAAACTGGAACAACTGAATGATACATTCTATCTCTCCAGAGCACAACTTGCTGCATCTCGTTTGAGTCTTGGTATGCAAGCTACTGCTATGCGACGGGATGCTGCTATTCAGAAATTCCAAGCTGACCTTAGTGCTATCACTAGTGTTGGCCTTGCTCCTGCTATTCCTCCTGCACTTCCTATCCCACAGACGCTACCTAGACCTGAACTTCAGACTCCTGCTAAAATTATCAAGCTACCTAAGGTTACATCTTATAAAGCTCAAACAGTTAACCCATTCCTTGCTGGACTTCAAGCTGCAGCACCTTCAATTGGTGGAGCAGTAGCTGGTGCATTTGGAAATAACATTACCCCTCCCAGTGGTCAGACTGATATTTTAAGTAAAGATACCACTATAAGTGGTGGATTTTTACCTAGTAACAACATTGGCTAAATTAAATTATGGCTACATTTAAATCATACGCCTCTCAAGGTTCTTTTACTCCAATTAAAGCTCCCGATGTAGCCTCAATGGTTGAGCAAAAGGCTAAGGATCAGTCTAACTACATGCGGGAGGCTGCTCAATATAATATCAACGAACGGCAACGTATCGGGAGTACTATTGAGATCAATAACAAACTTGAGTTCCAAAACCGCCAAGACTTGTTTAACTTTGAGACAAAGAATCTTGAAGCTATTCAAAACCAGGTGATGGGTAATTACCAAGCAACCCTTAGTAATATCCAAGCTCAGAATGCAAGTGAACTAGCAACACTAAATGCTATCAGCAATATCTCCCAAACTGCTTTTAATACGGTACAAGCTATCAACGAAAAGGTTGAGACTGGACGTAAGCTTGCTGTAGAGCAAACTCTATATGCTACGGGCATTACAACCAAAGAGTTGATGGAGATTCATAAGTTAGATCGAAACCTTTCTGATCAAGCTTATGCAGAGAATAGTGCTATTCGGGCTATTGTCGATAGGACTGGAGCATCTATCCAACAGATTCGTTATCTGCATCAGAACAGTAATGCTAAGATGTGGAATGAATCCACAGCTTTAATTGGTAATACTGTTAGCGGTTTTAGGACACATGTTAATGATAGGTATGGCGCTAAATATGATCTAGGTGATGGACGACAGCTCAGCCTTGCAGAGACTGAAGGTCGTGATCCTGGAGCATATGATCAGATCTTCCGTCTTGTACATTCTGAGTATGCTGCTACATCTGGAATGCTAAATTTGAGCACCTCTATTTTGGGTGCTAAAGTCCATCCCCAGATGCGTGCTATTGAAAATGAATATAAGCAACAAAGTAACGCTAAGTATCGTGGATTTGTTAAGGCTGATGCTGAGCAACAGGTTTTCTTTGCATTAGATCAAAATATCCGTAACGGTGGTGCAGATTACATTGCATCCCAACTGGAGACACTTCGTGGTGCAGCACGTAGTGCATTCCTTGCTGATACTTATCAAGTTGTTGCAACTAATGCCGAGGGTCCACAAAGTACATTCTATGAAACCGTTTGGAAGAATTTGCTTGCAAGACCGACTGTCTACAACGGTAAGGAGACAACTTATTCAGAAGTTCTCAAGAGTCCTGCTGCACAAGAAGTTACACAAGCTTTCTTTAATGCACGTCAACGTGTCTTAGCACGTTCCAGGCAACAGGAAGCTTTTGAGGAACGTAATCGTGATGCTTACGAGGACTATGCAGTTGATGTTCTAAGTCAAAAACCTGGTGGCTTTACTGCTGCTGATGTTGACGCAGCTATACAAGAGTTCGGTGTTAGGTTCCCTGGACAAACAAGCCAACGTCTTGAAGTGATGAAGAATAACCAAAGTGTTGATGCTTTGGAGATTCAACGTCAAGCAAAAGAAGCTGAAGACCTGCAGAATCGTGGTATTTTGACCATGGAATACATGCGGGATATGGGCTACCACAGTAGTGTTATTTCCAGATTCCAGCAAGCGGCGATGGCAGCTTCTGATAGTCGTAAGGCTAACGACAACTATAAGTACGAACTAGCCTCACTGACTGCACTAGCTAAGAAACCTCCTCAAATTCAAGCTAAAAGAGAAGGTCAGTTTAGCCCTACTGTTTCTCTGATGGAACAGCGGTTACATAACCAATTCTATGCTAAAGTTGCTGCACTTCAAGCAGTTAATGATACTAATGCTGTAGCTAATGCTGAAGCTTTTGTTAGGGCAGAGTTTGAAAAAGAAATTGCTAATCCTCAGTTCTTTAAGGATGGTGATTATGCTTTATTCAAAGGTACTCCTACAATACCGGCTGCAGCAGCTGCTCGGGGTCAGTGGGTTGAGAGTAATGTTAAACGTCTCCGTGCGAAAGCTTTAGACACAAACGGTGCTATTTACACCATCTCTGAACTTAATGAAATTGAAGAGGATATGCAAAAGCCTGGTTATAAATGGGATCCACTAGCTCAGAACTTGGCTGCTCGGTTTGGTATTAGCCCTTTGGCTGTAATCAACCGTCAACGCCGTGCTGCTGGTATGGATCCCATCATGCCACCTTCAATATCTAAGTTTGCTACTAAAGCCGATCCAAACCTTGTTCGGCAGCTGGAGCAATATCAAACTCCTGAGATCTCTACTCGGGCAATGGGTAGTACTAATACCTTTATGCCTGAGCTGATCGAACCTTATAATGGTATTGATATTGCCTCTTTGATTCAACAAACTGCTACTAAGTATAACCTTCCTACTCCAGTTCTTGCTGGTCTACTTGCACATGAAAGTGATGGATTTGATCCTGCTGTACTTTCTGGGCAACGTAGGAGTTCTGCAGGCGCTATCGGTATTGCACAATTTATGCCTGGTACTGCTGCAGAAATGGGCGTTGATCCATTAAATGTTGCTCAAGCTATTGATGGCGCAGCTCGTTACTTGAGTCAAAACATGCGTCATCCTAACAACCCAGGTAATAGCCTTAACTGGGCAATCAGTGCTTACAATAGCGGACCTGGGGCTGTAGGCATGTCCCAAGAAAACAGGGAATACTTCGATAAGGTGATGAAGGAAGCCTACAAGTATGGTCACGGTAGGCAATCACTTCAATCTCGTTCTTTGCTGCGTCCTGGTTTTATCCAAAGGACTAGTAACTATGATACTGGTTTTGGATGGCAACCTGTGTCTATGCAAGACGAAAAGGGACGACCTGTTGTTATGAGTCGTGATGCTGCTAATGCCTTCGCTCAAATGGTACAAGCTTCTGGTGGTGCTGTAAGAGGTTCTGATATTACTAGTTCTCAACGGACTAAAGAAAAGAACATTGCAGTTGGTGGTGTTCCTGGATCTAGACATGTACATGGAGAAGCTATTGATATTCATGGCAAATCAAAGAAGTGGATGATTGAAAACGGTCAACGTTACGGTTGGTACCTTGTAGACTATCAAGGAAGCCATGGCGGACATTTTGAATATCGTGGTGTTCATTAAACTTTAACTTAAAATGACAGATCCGATGAATGAAGTCCTGTTCGGTACGCCGGACTTGACTCCCGAAGAAGAGCAAGCTTTGATGCTGCAAGCCCAGCAAAGTGAACAAGACTTTGCACAAATGGAAGCTATGGCTAACCAACAAGCTGCAGCAGAAGCGCAAGGTTTTTCTACAAATCAATTACAACAAACACCACAACCAACTGCTACACCAGCTCCTGCACCTACACAGGAACCTGAACAACCTAAAGAAGGGGGTTTAGATATTGGTGGTTTAGCACGTACAACCCTGGAAGGTGCAATGACTGTACCTGCAGGTCTTGTTGACTTTGGTGTTAATACGATCAATATCTTACCATCTAAAGAGGTTCCTGGGATGACTAACCCCTTCCGACCTGATGGTAAGGTACCGAAACTGCCTAAGTTCCAAAATGATATTATGCAATCTCTTCGTGAGATTAGCAGTGTTGTTGCTCCAACTATTATATTTACTAAAGGACTGGGTACTACACTTGGAGCAGTAGGTGAAGCTAGTAAAGCTAAAATCCTTGCTGATCCTTTTATGAAGTGGTTGGCTCCAAAACTGCTTGGTGCTGGTGTAGGAACAGGTGTTGAGGCAATTCAACTATCTGGTGTACCTGATGAAGAGGTGGGACATAACCTGACTGGATTGGCTAAGAAACATTTTCCCGCTCAATTTGGTTGGATTCCTGATAATATCGCAACACTTGACCAAGACTCTGCTGATGACAAGCGGATAAAAAATCTAGTTGAAGGTACAGCTTTAGGTTCTAGCATTGATTTTCTTGAAGGTATTGCTAAAGTAGCTAAAGCTAGGTTTGGTATCCGACGTGCTACTCAATGGGTACCTGAAAATGAAAAAGCAAAAGCTTTCCTTGATGCTAATTTAGATGATGATAGCCTTGATACCATTGAGGATGCAATCGCTAAATCAGCTGCCAAGCGTTCTGCTGCTCTTGATGAGCTAGGAGAGTACAATTTCTCTAAGAGTCAGAATCTTGATGAACCTATGTTTGGTGTTCATGACCTTTATGGTTACCAAGAATCAGGTATCCGTTCTGTAGATGATCTAGGTATTGTTGCTGCTCAAGTTGATTACGCTCGTATTGAGGGTAACTTTGATAGCGTCTATGGTCGTGTTGGTAGTGTTGTCTCTGAAGCTGCTTTGAAGTATGGTTTGGAGATCCCTGAGGGACCAGATGTTATCATTCGTGGTCTTAGTGAGCAACTCAAAGAAGCTGGTGAGTATGGTTACAGAACAGCTTCTGGGCGTTACCTCTCATTCAAGGATATCTCATTGGCTGGTGAAAGGCTTGCTGATGATTTCTATGGACTGACTACACCACAACTTAAAGAAGCTGTTCGTAAATTCCAATACATTGATCCTAATACTGAAACTCTTGTCCTTAAGGATGAGGGGTATGCTGCTGTGTTTAATACAATTAAACGCTACATGCAGGATTATATGGATCTGGACTACATGAAAGCTCAGGCATTGGTTGGTACATCCTTTGGTGGCCAGGTCTCTGACATGGCTCAAGGTATGCGACTTATGGCTGAAACACCTGCTGTTAGTCGTGCTCAAGAGCAAATCCTTGATCGCCTTGAGTTTTTGATGGCACAAAAAGGTATGACTTCCTACACTAGAGGTCGTGCCTTGAACATGCTTAACCTTTGGAATCGCCTTACTGATACTGCAAGTAAAGCCTTTGGTAAAGGTGAAGCAACACGAACTGCTAATGCTATTGCTAATGAGAAGAACGATACCCTGAAAGCTATTGCTCGTATTCAAGCAGAAGCTAAAGGTACTATTGATACTTTACGTGCTGTTAAAGCTGAACGTCCAGAGATGTTGGCACCATTGATGATGGCATATGAGTTGACTGATGGCAGTGTTAACAGCATTACTAAACTCAATAACTATGTCCGTAATAGCACTGGTCTCATTAGTAAAGCATTCTACGATGGTGAACCTGATATACCTTCTATGGTCCTTAAAGGTTCCATGGCTAATGTATATAACTCAACCTTGAGTGCTGTTGCTACACCAACTAAAGCTGGACTTAGTAACCTTTTTGGTCTTGCTATGCGTCCCATCGCCCAATCTGCTGGGTATGTGATGTTTGGTAAAAGTGATATGTTGAAAAGGGCTGCCTTCCAATATGCTGCTGGGATTGATACCCTTCAAAAAGGTTTCTCCTATATGGGTCAAGTCTTTAAGCGTTCCGCTTCAGATCCATATGTTATGAGTCTTCGTGAAGATATGGGTGCTGCTGATGAGAAGCAGCTTGAAATCTTCCGAGCATTTGCCAATGCTAAGGCGGAAGCTGGTGACTTCGGTCCACAAGCAATGCTTGCACAAATTGAAGAAATCAATGATCTTGCTCAACATCCCTGGCTACGTTTTGGTAACCGTGGTATGCAGGCATTTGATGGCTTCACACAAGCTGTTATTGCTAACTGGGAAGCACGTGGTAAGGCATGGGATGAAGTAACCAAAGGTGGTAGTCTTCAACTTGATGGTAAAAAAGCACAAGAGCTTTCACAGAAAGTTTATCGGGAGATGTTTGACGAAAATGATAACATCACTGATTCTGCTGTGAGGCATATTGCTGGTGAGATCTCAATGAGTTTGGATAGTAAAACAAACGATGCAGTATCAGCATTGCTTCGTCGTCTTCCAGTTCTTAAGCCATTTATGTTGTTTACTAAAACACCCATCAATGACCTTAAGTTCTCAGCTTCTCAAACTCCAATGGGATTGTTTGTAGATCTTTACCATCAGTATAGGCGACCATTTAGAGAGATGCCTACTGAAAAAGTAGAGCAACTACTTACCAGTCGTGGTATTGAATATACACCGGAGACCATGGAAAGTGCTTATACTACAGTTAAAGCTGAACTTGCTGGTCGTAAAGCAATTGGTATGCTATCCGTTATGGGAGCTGTTGGTCTTTTCATGAATGATCAGCTCACTGGTGATGGTCTCTATGATAAAGAGAAGCAACGGCTTCGTGTTGCTGCTGATTGGAAACCTAGGTCTATTAAGGTGCCTGGTTTTGGTTGGGTTGGTTATGATACCATCCCCGGTGTTAGTAACTGGCTAGCTACTACTGCTAATATCCTTGATAACTACTACGTTCTTAATTCAGCTGAACTTAGTGAACACCTTCGTGCTCAAGCCTTCTCTCTTGCAGCTGCAGTAACTAATAAGTCTATGTTGGCAGCACTTGAACCGCTCACTGATATGTTGCGTGGTGATATTGGTGCTATTAACCGTTGGACTTCTTCGTATGCAACTGCTGCTATGTCTCCTGGTTCTAGCCTTATGGCTGAATTTGCTAGACTTATTGAACCTTCAAGAAAAGAACTTGACAATAACTTCTTTGACTTGATGGCTAACCGTAACCCATTGTTGAAACAAACCCTACCTAATGCACATGATTGGATTGATGGTGGTGTTGTTGGTGAACCCCCTAATTTCTGGGCAAGGATCTGGAATACTTATCTTCCTTGGAAAGTAAATGGACAGATCTCTCCAGAGAAACAATTCCTTATTGATATTGAATATGATGCCCGTCCTAGTCTTCGTACTAATGGTCGTGGTATTGAATACACCAATGAGGAACGCTCTGAAGTTACCAGCATTATGGGTCAACAAGGTTACTTTAAGCAAGCTATTCAACAAGTTATGCAAAGCACTAAAGGTAAAGAGTTTAGGAAACGCTTTGAGGATGCAAGGGCACGGGGCTTTGAACCAGAACTTGAATCATTTGATGGTTTGCATATGATGCTTGATTCTGCACTTCGTTCTTCAATGCGAATGGCTGAAGCTTATGTATCTACTCGTGATGGTATCCAACTGAAGCAGTACAAAAATCAAACCATGGAAAACTTTATGAAGGTTGGAGACCTAGATGGTGCTGAAAAGTTCCTGAAAGATTTTAAACAAAACTATTCTTATTGAGGTCTTATTAAATGGCTGTCACTGAAACATCTTTACCTGGTAACGGGACTGCCGGACCCTTTACTTATACCTTTCCGGCACTTGAAGCAGCACACATTAAAGTAAGTTTGGATAATGTTGCACAGACTGTAGGTGTTAATTACTCCTTAGACTTTGTTCAAAAACAAATCACCTTTCTTGTAGCTCCATATCCTACAGCTGCTCAGACAATTAGGATCTATCGTGAAACTGATGATACTGCTCTAGAGGCTACATTTTACTCTGGAGCTGCTATCAGAGCTACTGATTTAAATAATAATTTTAATCAAGCTCTTTATGTAGCACAGGAAACTTCTAATAATTCCGTTCAAGACGTTGGCAATGTCTCCCTTAATGCTAACTACACCTTTAATGGAACCGCCTCAGGTCAAACACCAACAGCTAATAGCAACTTTGCTACCAAACAGTATGTAGATGACGCTGTCTTTGCCTCTGGTAATCTTACTGTTGGTAATAAGGGAGACATTACTGTTAACAGTGCCAATAGTTGGGAAGTAAATAATGCAGTTATTGATGAAAGCAACCTTAGTTTCACCCCACTTAAACCTACTGATATCGGTGTAACCGTCCAAGCCTACGACGCTGATACTGTTAAGACCGACGTTGCTCAAACCTTTACTGCACAGCAAACCTTTACAGGCGGCCTAGAAGTTGATGGTGCTTACAAGCAAACTGTTGAAGCCGTTGCGGCACTAGACATTGACTGCAGCACCGGCAATTACTTCACCAAGACGATCAACGGTAACAGCACCTTTACCGTGAGCAATGTTCCCGCCTCAAGTGCTTACGCCTTCACCTTGGAACTGACGCACACCAGCGGTACGGTGACTTGGTTCACCGGAGTGGAATGGCCCAAGGGAACGGTCCCTACTTTGACGACAGGCAAGACGCACCTGTTCATCTTCGTCACAGATGATGGTGGATCACGCTGGCGTGGATCTGCCCTTGTTGACTATGTGAACTGATAACTATGGATATCACATCACAACGCTTATTGCTTGGTGCTAGTGCAGGTGGGGATAGTTACTGGCAACTGACACACGGTCAACTCGGAGGAGGTGTTTACGGGCTTTACGATAATGAATCCCATGTAGTTTCTGACGCCAACCAGAACGCCTACTGGTCGGTCAATCTTTACTACTCGACATCTAGTCCCAAACGGAATGGGCTTTTTAAGGTTAGCAAGGATGGAGACCTTGAATTTAAGGTAAGGACCAATAGCAGCACAACTGCTAGCTCTGTTGATACTTGGTCTATGGCAGTATCCGACGCTGATGGCGCTCTGTATTCGCTTGGTAACTACCGAACCTTTCAAAATGCACTGACAAAAACCGACCTTAATTATACAGATCTAGCTGCCCACACCGGCTCCACCAATACTGGCTCAACTTACAGTAACGGCAGGGTTATACTAACATCAACAGGAGCGCCGATTGTATGCAGCCCAGACAATGCTAATCTCTACATTAACCGCCTTAGTTCCTCTCTGACTGCAATTAGCTCTTTCAGACTTGCATATAGTGGTAGGTATTTTCGTTATCACTGTCAGGCTGCGTTGCTAAGTGATGGCAGTATTCTTTGCTTAGCAGCGTTCAATGCTGGTAATACAACTAGCAACCAGCTTGCACTTACTCTCCTTAACTCAACTGCCAGCTCTGTTACTTGGGCTCGATACATTAACGCAGGTAATGCTGACTTTAATACAATGGCTGTTGATGCGTCAAATAATATCTACATCCTTTATACAGAAAATCCAAATGGTGGTGATCTCCGATTAATTAAATATAACTCAAGTGGGGTGCTTCAGTGGGCTAAGCAGTGGAATATTGGTTCGACAACGCTCCCATACTACGCCATCTGGCACGACAACCAATTTATAGTTTGTGGTGACACGGATAAATATACCAATAGAAAAGGCTTCGTCGCTTCGTTCGATAGCGATGGTAATAAGCTTTGGGATAACTACTCCAATCAAGGTGGCACTTCTAGAACCAGTTACTCCATATGCCCTGCTGGTCCAAAAGCTATCTACTTTGTCGATGGAAACACTAGCGGCCTAGCCTTATACAAGGTACCTACTGATGGCGGCGCCACTAATGCACCTGGATCAGGTTACAGATTTGGGGGAGCTATGCCCGCCACTACCACCACAACTATTTCGGAGCAATCGTGGACATGGACTACGGCACAGGCGATGCCATTGAACCTAACAACCCAAACCCCTGACGCTTTTAACACCGTCACTGCAAATCCTACCCTTACCCCTATTGCATAATGCTTGCTTTCATTTCCAACGGCGTACTGACCCAGTACCCAATCGGCCTGCAAGACCTAAAGCAGGCATACTCCAATACCAGTTTTACGCTTCCTCTCGTCGCCTCAGAGCTTGCTGACTTTGACGTGGTGGAGGTTGCAGCAACCGATCAACCTGTCTTTGATCCCCGTACCCAACGCATTGAAGAGTCTTCTCCTGCGTTAGTTGATGGTGAGTGGCGGCAGCAGTGGTCAGTCATCTCTTTGACCGTTGAAGAAATCCAGGCCATTGAAGATGCACAGGCTGAGTCAGTGCGTGCCGAACGAAACCGCAATCTTGCAGAATGCGATTGGACGCAGCTTTCAGATGCCCCGGTGGACGCTGCCGTGTGGGCGACCTACCGTCAAGCACTCCGCGACGTGCCTTCTCAACCTGGCTTCCCACATAATGTGACTTGGCCAACTGAACCTACTACTTAACACCTATCATGATCACTATCCTTGGCATCAAAGTGTCCTATGAGGCACTCATCTTTTTCGCTCTTTTTATCGGCT